AAATGAAAAGCGCCGCCTGGCCATCTTGATGCGGGAGCGTGCTCGTCGATTGGCCCGCCAATCCCTGCTAGCCTTTACTCAGTTTACGAAGCCGGACTACGAAACGAACTGGCATCACCGGCTTTTGGCCTCACGCCTAGAGGCCCTTATCACGGGCGACATCCGGGGCTTGATCGTCTGCATGCCGCCGCAGCATGGCAAGAGTGAGCTTGTCTGTCGACGGTTTCCGGCCTGGGTCCTGGGGCGGCAGCCGCAGACGCGGATCATCGCCTGCACGCATACGGCGACCCTAGCCGAGGCCCATAGCCGGGATGTCCAGCGAATCATCGACTCAGATCACTATCGGGAGATTTTTCCCGGTGTTTCACTGCCCACCCATGAGCGGCCAGGGCAAGGCCGCCTGAAACGCACGGACGATTATTGGGAGCTATCGCAGGGCGGCTATTTCCGGGCCGCTGGTGTCGGTGGGGCCATTACGGGCCTCCGTTTCGATCTAGGCATCATCGATGATCCAGTCAAGAGCCGCGAGGAAGCCGAAAGCCCCGTCTATCGCCAGAAGGTCTGGGAATGGTACACGAGCGACTTCTTCACGCGCCGCTCCCGCGATGCGCGGATCGTGGTCTGCATGACCCGCTGGCACAAGGACGACCTCGTGGGGCGGTTGCTCAAACAGGAGGATGGGGACAGGTGGGAAGTCCTGGAGCTCCCCGCCTTGGCCCGGGAGGAGAGACGGCACAGGGAGGATCCACGGGCCCCAGGAGAGGCCCTCTGGCCGGCGTTTCTCGACGCTGACGCGCTCGAGCAAACGAGAAGACAGGACCTGCGGGCCTTCGCGGCCCTTTATCAGCAAGACCCGGCGGAGGCCGCGGGGACGGAGTGGCCGGCCAGCTATTTCGGCGACTGGCTGTGGGTGGAGGAAGACCGCTGGCCACCCCGTGTGGACTGGTGGGTGATGGCCATCGACCCCTCACGAGGTCGCGCGGACCTCCCGGGGGACGATACGGCCATCGTCGTCCTGGGTGTGGCCACCGACCGGGGGCTCCTCTTTGTCGATGCCGAGATCGAGCCGCGGACTCCGGAGGAGACGATCCGGCGGGCCCTCCAGCTCTTCGAAGAGTATCGGCCCCGCTGGATCATCATCGAGTCCAACCAGTTTCACGGCTTCTTGGAGCGGCAGATGGAGCGGGAGAGTCTGGCCCGGCTGGGGGTCCGGGTCCCCGTGTGGCCGGTCCTCAACACGGAGCCGAAGATCATGCGGATCCGGAGGATCGGCCCCTATCTGGCCAACCGGGAGCTGCGGTTCCGCCGCCATCCAGGGTGCCGGGTCCTGGTCGAGGAACTGGAGGATTTTCCCCTAGCCGAGCATGACGACGGGCCGGATGCCCTGGAGATGGCCCTGCGGATGGTCCTGCAGAGCGTCGTTCACAAGCCGGGGGCCATCGTCCGGGAGCATGAGCGTCCCGGGAGTCTCCCCGAGCTGTGGTAAAACAGCGGGAAGGAGGTTCCTATGCCCTTTGATCCAAGTCAACTCTTTCGTCGGGCCGATGTCGTCCTGCGGCGGGAGCTGGAGGAGAGTTTTGCCCGCACGCCGGTGGGCATGGTCACGCGGTTGGCCCGTAGGCAGCCCGCACAGGACCCGGCGCGGTTGATGGAACAACTCGGCCGCGGTCTAGGTCTGCGAGAGTTACAGGGGACGACCATCGCAGAAATCCGCGGGGCTATCGAGCGCTATGCCGGGCGCTCGCAGTGGTCCCTAGTGAAAAATTTCCTCCGCTCCATGGGCCCCGTGGGGATGCTGATGGAATCCATTTTAACCCCGATGGGAAAATCTCCCTTCGAGCCCCCCGGATTCCGGCTCTCGGTGCTCGATGCGATCAATTTTCTGCGGGCCTTCGGCTTTGAAGTCTTGCCGCCGAAGGACATGAAACTCCCCCGCGAAGAACGTGAGCGGGCCATTTGGGCGGCCTACTATTTCCTGCGCGAAAACGCCGAACTCCTCCCGACAACCCGAATTTGGACTGGCCCCGCTTGAAAAGGCCCGTACGGTCGAAGAAGAGGTCGAACAGCGACGGGAGACGTCCATCCCGGAGAGCGGGACGGTCCTCGTCCCGATGCGGTTCGGCCCGCCGCGGGAGTTTCCCGTGGATCACCCCCTGGTCAGCGGGGAGATGGTCGAGGTCCGCTCCTCGAATGTCCATTCGATCGGCTACGACCTGGATCAGCACATCCTCTACGTTCGGTTCTGGGCGGAGACCATGCGTAAAGGGGAGCTGGTCCGTTTCCCAGGGAGTCTCTACGGTTATCGGGACGTCTGGCCAGAAGAGTTCCTGGCCTTTCTCGACGCCGGATCGAAGGGCTCCTGGGTCTGGGACCATCTCCGCGAGCGGGGGACGGTCTCGGGGCACAAGAAGGCCTACTTTCTGGCGGGGATCACGGGAGCCTATGTCCCGCGGCAGGCGGCCCTGACGATGATCCGGGGGCCGAAGACGGGGCGGATGTATCCCGCGGAGGTCTTCCGTCCGCGGACGGTCTTTCACGAGGGGGAGTGGATCACCTCGAAATTGCCCTTTGAGGTCGTCCAGGTCTTCAAGGTCGTCAAGCCGGCCCGGCCCGGACTGCGGCCCCTCCTGGGACTGGAGTGAGGTGACTGTCCCGGTTTTGGCAGATGACCCTGGTATATTCGGGGTATGGTGAGTTTTCTGGAGATTGCCAAGCCGAAGAGTTTTCCCGAGGAGGCCTTTTTCAACGTCCAGGACGTGCCGGTCTTTGTGGCCCACCAGGCGACCCTCTCCGATGGACGGCGGGTGGTCTTCGGCCCGCAGGAGCTGGCGGCGATTGTGGCCAATTGCAACCGCCGGATTGAGGAGACGGGCGATTACGCCGTGATCACGCTGGGTCACACCCCGGCCCCCGGCCAGGAGAAGCCCGAGCCGGAGGTTGTGGGATTTGCCGGGCCGTTTCGGCTGGGGGAATTTGGTGGGCGGCCGGCAATCCTGGCCGATTTTCATATCTTCCAGGAGCACAAAGACGTCCTGAAAAAATATCCCCGGCGGAGTCCGGAGTTTCGCCTGGTGGAAGACTTGCGCCAGACCCACCTCGACCCCATCGCCCTGCTCGGGGCCGAGCCCCCGCGGCTCGATATGGGGCTGACCCTGCTCTACCAGGAGCGGGATGGCGAGACCCTGGTGGAGCGTTATGCCGCGGTTCTGCCCGCGGGCAGTAATACATTCGTGCCCTCGACCCCAAAATCGAAAAAGGAGGAATATAGCATGGCCAATCAAGAACTAGTGCAAGAGATCGTGGAGGCCCTGGAACAACTGGACTGGGTCCAGTGGACCAAGCGGAAGATGGCGGAGGAGCAAGCGGCCGCCGCCACGGGCAACCAGGAGCCGACGGAGAAGTTGCAGGATCAGCCTTCGGATAAGATCGATCCCGAGAAGGCTAAGAAAATCCTCGAAGATGGCGAGATCGATGGCAAGCCACTCACGGAAGAGCAGCGGAAGATGTTTGGGGCGGCGGCCTCGCGGGAGCGGGATGCCGATCCCGAGCTGCGGGAACGGTATCACCTCCTCGAGCAGCACCTCGAGCGGCAGCGGACGGAGCTCGAGCGACTCCGACAGGACGTCGAGGCCGAACGGGCCTCCCGCGTCAATGCCGAGCGGTATTCGCAGCTGGTCCAGCTGCGGCAGCTCTATGCCTTTGACCTGGAGAAGGAGGTCGAGCGGTGCCGCTACTCGCGGATGAATGATGAGCAGTTCCGCGATCACCTCCAGATCATCCGGGAGAATTACCGGCGGATCCCCGTCGGCGAGCGTTTACCGCCCCTGGGGGCCGCTGTGGAACTCGATGAGGCCCGCGAGAAATACAGTGAAGACGTCCGCCGGCGGGCCTTGGCGATTGCCAAGCGGAAGAAGGAACAGGGTGAGGACGTGAGCTTCGAAGAGATTTTGGAGGCCGTGCGGGCCGGAAAACTGTGAATGAGCAAGAGGAGATGAGCGATGGCCATTTTGAGTTTCAAAGCCAGTGCGAATATCAGCCCCAGCCGCTTCGTGACGATTTCGGGGACGAAGACGGTAGCCCAGGCTGGTGACAACCAGGAGATCCTGGGGGTGGCCCAGGAGGGCTCGAATAAGGCCCCCCTGCAGGACATGGTCTCGACGGTCTATGCCGCCGAGACCGGCCAATCCCTGATGGTCTATGGCCCAGGGGAACTCTGCCTGGTGGAGGCCGGCGGCACGATCACCGCCGGAAACCTTCTCAAGGCGGATTCCCAGGGGCGGGCCGTGGCGATTGCCACCACGGGGACGACGATCCAGAACTACGGAGCCGTAGCCCTGGAGGGTGGGGCCAGCGGGGATAATATCCTCTGCCTGGTCCTGCCATTGCAGAAGGTCCGACCGGCCTTGACCTGATGAGAGATGAAAAACGCCAGTTAGCAAGGAGGATATCCCATGCCGCAAGTGATGCCTGCCCAGTCCAATACCTATGTCCCAGTGGCGTTGGCCAAGGACAAACTCGTCGTCGACTTCGCCCGGGACCCCAAGCGGTTCAAGGTCACGCAATACACCCAGGTCATCCCTGTGGAGAATGATACAGGCTATTACCTGTACTTGGACCCCGACGAGGCCGGGCGAATCCTCAACACGGATGCCCGCGACTTCGTCTGGTACGATGGGGCCGACGCGCCGCGGCGCCATAGCGGGACGCAGGAATTCGAATTCCGGCCCTATCGGACTACTCGGTACGAGTTTGATTTCACGCTGGGCTGGAAGGCCGTGCAACAGGCCTCCTGGGAGATTGTGGCCCGGCATGCCGCGGCCAAGGCCCAGCAGGCGATGACCCTTAGGACACAGCTAGCCGCCAACGTGCTGCTCGATAGTACGCAGCACGCCTCCGGGCATGTGATCGCACCCGCTGGAGCCTGGTCAACTAGTACGACCACCAACATGTACATCCAGAAGACGTTGATCGCGGCCGCCGAGAAAATCCTCGACGATACCCTCGGCATGGTGACAAAAGACGACCTCGTGCTGGTAATGGGCACGGGGTTGGCGAAGACGATTGCCACCGCGCCGGAAATCATCGAGCTCGTGAAGTATCAGGCCGGGTTCGATTACATTCGGGGCGCAACTGAGCGAACGAACGTAAGTTACGGCGTGCCGGAGAGCCTTTACGGGTTCAAAGTGGTCGTGGATGAGACCCGCAAAGTGACGAGCAAGAAGGGCGGTACGCGGGCGGTGAGCTCGATCTGGCCGAACAACCAGGCCGTCCTCCTGGCCCGCCCGGGCGGGATGGAGGGGGCCGCCAACGTCATCAACTTCGCGGCCTGCTGCATCTTTATGTACGAGGAGATGACCGTCGAGCAGAAAGACGATCCTGACAACCGGCGGCTGTTAGGCCGGGTCGTGGAGGATTACGACGTCCGCCTGGCCGCCCCGGCCGCGGCAGCCCTGATTACGCCCATCACCTGAGTGATCACTCTCTGCGAGGAGCGCGCCATGTTGGCTGAGGTGCAAGACCTCATCGACCGATACGATCGGGGTTTGCTGGCGGACTTGGCCCGGGACGACGGGACCGCCGAGAGCGACCTGACCAACAACCCGCGGATTCTGGCGGCCCTAGCGGGGGCTAGCGGAGAGGTGCGAAGTGCCATCCTGCAGGGTAAGCGCTATTCGCTGCAAGAACTGCAGGCGCTAGAAGCCGATGACCTGGCCTATTTGAAAGACCTAGTTTGTGCGCTGGCGCTCTTGAGATTGACGGCGGCCCGGGTGACGACGATCGGGGAGGAGACCTGGCGGGCCCTCCGCGACGATGTCCGGGACAAGCTGGAACAACTGGCCAGCGGCCAGCGGATCTTCGCCACAGCCGGGGCTCAGGAGGCGGGACTGCCGAAGGCCGAAGGGCCCCTCCTGGTGGAAATGCAGCGGCTCAATCTCCTGGTGGACCGCTGTGATGGCTATTATCCGCACCGGGGGGAACGCTGGCCCCATCACTAGCCAACGATAAAGGAGATGACCCATGCCGATCAGTGTCCAGGTTTCCGGTGCCGTTCTGGTCAAGGTGGGACCGCAGGGTGTGGCCGATGACGATCTCGAGGTCCTGGGATATACGGCCAATGGGGCCCGCATCCAGGAAGAGGACTTTTTTGAGGAGATCCACAGCGATGAACAGGGGGGCGAGAGTGGCCCGCCGGTCGACCTGGTCTATCACGGGAAGCGGGTCCGCGTGACCCTGGAGCTGGTTAAATGGGACGGGACGGTGGCCGACAAGCTGGCGGCCCGGCTGACGATCGCGACGCCTTCCCCTGGCAAGCAGTATGAGGCCGGGATCGTCATGATCGGGGGGAATAAGGCCTTCCGCCTCGTCCTCAAGTCGGCCGTGGGGAGCTGGGACCTCCCCGTGGCCATTGTGCGGGGGCAATTCGAGATGAACAAAGGCTCGCGGGCCAGCCGCCTCCTGATTGCCTTCGAGTGCTATCCCGACGCGAGCGGCTTCATCTACAAACCCTATACTGGAACTTGAGATGCCCGGCGATACCCTTTACTTGGTCGATTCTGCGGGGGTCCACGAGCTCCCTGGAATGCCGCCGGGAAATGGCCAATCCCTTTTCCCGCACGGGGCCGGGTTCATCAGTCTCTTCGGGGGTGGGGCGGCTCGGGTCTATTGGCCCTCTGACCAGGCCCTCAAACGGGCCCGCCAGCATGCCGTCCTGATGCGGGCTGACGCCTCGATCATGGAGTGCGTCGAATTGCGGCAGCGGGCCGTGGCCCTCCTCGACTGGCGGATCGAGTGTGAGCGGGAGACCGACCGCGAGTATCTCCAGGCCCGCGACCTCCTGGAAACGATCTGCCAGCGGATCCCCCGCTTCATGCAGTACCGGGAAAACCTCCTCCATGCCATCTGGTTCGGCCGCTATGCCATCGCCAATCGCTACCGCTGGGACTGGCTGGACGGCCAGAAGCTGGTCGTGGGGGCCACCTGGATCCCGATCCACGGGGATAAGCTGGTCTGGAAGATCGACGCCGACGGGGGGTCGGTCCTCGACGGGATCGGGGTCCGCGTGGGGGGCGGGGCCGGATTGAGTGAAGAAGTCAAACGCTGGCGGGATCAGCACCGGGCCCAGATCGAAAGCACCGATTACGGCTGGGCGTATTTTCCGCCGCCCGGAATGAGGGACCTCCTTATTGTCCACCGCCACTACATCGAGGATGGGGAATATGAGGAACCCCGCAACGCCGGGAAGATCTTCGGGGGCGGGATCCGCGACCGGATCTACTGGACCTGGTACCAGCGGCAGGAGGCCCTGGCCTGGCTGATGGAGTTCCTCGAACGGTCGGCCTTCGGGATCGAACTGTGGTATTACCCCGCGGGAAATCCCCAGGGGCGGGAGGAGATGAAACAGGCCGCCGCAGAGCGGGTAGGGCCAGGAAAGAACATCCTACTCATTCCTCGGCCTCCCGGGATGGAGGGGGCCGCCTTCGGCGTGGAGCGGATCGAGCCCTCGATGGCGGGGGCCCAGATTCTCAAAGAAATTCTAACGGACTTCTTCGGCCACCAGATCAAACGCTATATCCTTGGCCAGACCCTCACCACGGAGGCCCACGCCACGGGACTGGGGTCGAATCTGGCCTCGATTCACCTCGACACCTTCCTCCAGATTGTCCGCTACGATGCGATCAATCTGCAGGAAACCCTTACCGAACAACTGGTCCGCCGCCTGGTCATCTGGAACTGGCCGCACCTCGATGCGACGGCCTTCCGCTTCGTGATCGAGCTGGAAAAGGATGACACCCGGGAACGGCTGGAGGGGATCCGGGCGGCCTTCGATATGGGGCTGAAGATCAAGGCCGCGGAGATCCGCGACCTACTCAATCTCTCCCAGCCGGGCGAGGATGAGGAATTCCTCCAGAATCCGGCCTACCGGCAATCGGTCCTGAGTGGGCCGCCCACGGACCAGGGGATGACCGCCCCGGGCGGGGATGTGGGGATGGAGTCCTTCAGCCAGCCGGGGCGGCGAGAACGCTACCAGTTGCCACCCTTTCCAGCGAACCCTTCCCCGGGACAGACCTTCCGTTATGGAAAGAAGGTCTATGCCTATC